GCGATCCAGTCGAACCAAGACGGATCAAATAGTTTCTGGCATAAACTAAACCAGATTCTATCTGAGGCTTGGCTCCAATCTAGAGTCATCAATTCAACCTCTGGCCACTCCGATGCGAGACGTGCTAAATTCTTATGCACATCAGGCTGCGATGATAAGTCGATGTTAGCTCGCAATAACCGTTGGGTTATGTAACGGCCCATGCCCAATTGAAAGAACATGTTCCATGCGGGCTCGGCACTCATCGTCCGGAATTTATCAAACTTTTTCGGTACAAATGATAGCTGATTCCCGTATATATCAGGATTGAGACCACGAGTATATGTTTTCATCGTTGCCTCGTCTCCAAACATATTGTTACAGAGCTGGAAATCCCAACTCATATATGCGGAGAACACTTCCTGTTTAACGGTTTTGCTCATTTCGAGCGAAGCACACTTCACATCCAAATAGGAGTCCGTGTACCTCACCCCAACTGAGCTGTTGGGTCCATGCTTCGCTAATCTAAACAGTTCCTCGGCATTAAACTCGCCTAAGACGCTGTTTATTAAACGACTCGCCGTCCCAAGGATTTCTCCAAGAGGCGAAAAGCCGCTAGTCCCTTCAATGCACGCATTCCAGTACGCACCTCGTGTGAGGTTGTCCTGAAATCGTTCGGCAGCTTCGCGTTCAAGTTTGGCCTGATGTTTTGGCTTTATCTCGTCTGCGTAGTGATACCGATCGAAAAAGTGTGCAGGGCCATAGCTGGCTAGGTAATCCTCCCGAACCAAAGCAGAGTACCCTTGTCTCTGTGGGCACCATTCGGCTACGATGGAACGTAGGTTTCGAGGATTATTGCGGCAAATGAAAGGCCGCCCCAAATCAGTGGTCAACGCCTCAAAGAGCGCGTTCACCTTTATGTCAACCTGTTTATCAGTCAACAAAGGAGTCTTGCGTTGGGCCTGGTTGGGCCTGTTCGCTTTATCTAACCCCTGTGAATCGTCCTTCATCGTGATAGATGATTTCATGATATACCTCAATTGTGTACTTTCACGGGATAATCTACAACACTGACCCCCGAGGAGGTCAGTTCACGGCTCAGACTATTATGTCAGGAGCGCCTTGGCGAAGAAATTCGCGGCCCACGCTTGTGTAGCAGCATCGCCGAGCAACGCTAACGCGTCGTCTTTGGTAGTGTACTCCGCATGGAAAGCGGTTTCCAGCTTACAAGGCTGTGTGTAGAGCTTACCATCAGCTGCCACGAATGGAAACGTCATGGTAAGGTAATTTCGCTGAAGCTTAGCATAGCTATTAGCGTTTGCGGCGAGAGCAGGGAGCGTTGCCCGGAAGATTGCAGTCCTTCTAACTAG